TACCGAGGCTGCAGTTGGTATGTCTTCGGCACTTACCAACAACTTGACAATTGTTGATAACACCATTCCTGCTGACCCTGCAACTGGATCCAATACTGATACTGCATCTTGTGCTAACGTAAGATCTACAGTCAATACACTTCTCGGAATTGTTACCACTTCCGTTGCAGCAGGTTCTACCGCAGGTATTGGTACCACTAGTAACTATGGTTACTTCCTGATCTCCCCAACTCTAAACGTAAGTGATAGTGTTGGTATTGGATCTACTAATATCTTCGGTGGTCGTAAGTGTGCAAGAGACCTCAACTACTTTGTTGATACAATTGCACAGGATATTGCTTTCGATAGTAATCAAAATACAATTTACAGCACCAAACTATACTTCGATGGTGCAGGTAATCTACTCTCCAATGGTGTTGCTGGAGAACAATTCGAGTCAATACTTGCATTTAATGCATCTAGAGACTTGATGAAGAAGGCGATCACGAACCAGTTGAATAATCGTGATCTAACCGTTATTGCTGATAGTGAGACTGGATTCAATACTGATCCAAACTCCTGTTCTACAACTCAGACTCAGATCGGTAACCTTGTTGGTATTCTGACTACCGCACTTGATACTGCATCTCTTGCAGGTATTGGTTCTACAAGTTTCGGTATCACAGATTGTAGTGATGTAAGACAAGCTCTTGTCAACTACATTGGTATTGTCACCGCAGTTATTGGTGCAGGTAATACATCTGGTCTACCCGAAGTTGTACTACCAGAAACTCAGTCGAAACCAATTTGTATCTTCGTTGAGGCAGGTAACTACATTGAAGATAACCCACTACTTGTCTATGATGACGTTGCAATTGTTGGTGATAACCTAAGAAACACGATTATCAGACCTAAGAACGCTGGTAAGGACTTGTTCCGTGTCAGAAATGGTTGTTATGTTACTGGTTTCGCGATGAAGGATAACATCGACGCTGCTGGTGTTCCACAATTCACCTTTAATAATGCAGTTGCATACGATGATCCTGCAGACCAATTCACTTCCAGAACTGGTTATGCAACGAAACTCGACAAACCACTAATTACCAGATCTCCGTACATCCAGAACTGCTCGATTCTATCGTTCTTGGGTGGTAATGGTATTCTTGTTGATGGTAATTTGGTCAGATCTCCAAACTCTCCAATTGTTGCTGAAGAGGCAGAACTCGATCCAGACAACGTTCAACCAGAACAGGGTAAATCCATGGTTGCTGCGGCATTCACCATGGTTTCCTTCAATGGTATTGGTTGGCGTGTTATTAACGATGGTTACTCACAGGTTGTTTCTTGTTTCCAAATCTTCTGTAGATATGGTTCTCTAACTCAGTCTGGTGGTTACCTATCCATTACGAACTCCGCAACCAACTTCGGTCTATTCGCACTAAGATCTACTGGATTCAGCCCAGCGTCCTTCAAGTTCGATAGAGGTAGAATTGCAGAGACTGGTACCTCTGGTGGTCTGACAACCCTCAAGGTTGTTGGTCTCGGTAACTCCACTCAGGACCTTTACGTTACAAGATTCTTTGATAATGACAACAATGACGTAACCGCGAACTTCAAGACTTCTCCAACAGTTGTCGAGTTTATCGGTGCGGCATCTACCCAAGGTGGTGCAGTTGACCTGAACCTTGATCAAATTACTCTGACTGCACACCCATTCCAGAATGGTGATTCTGTCATCTATGAAGGTGACGAACAAGATGTTCCTATCAGAGTTCTGGGTGGTCTGGTTTCTCAGAACCAGTATTACCTGAAGGTCATTGACGTTAATACAGTTGAGGTCTTTGAGGATGATGGTCTTGCAACTAAAGTTGACCTGACTGCAACTACTACTGGTATTAACACCTTCAAGAAGAATACTCAAGAATTCTTCGCTACTGAGGTTCTAACGAGACATAACATCTATCAGAGTCTGACTCTTGCAACTGGAATTGGAACAGTCAACTTTGTTTCTGGTAGACAAGTTACTCAGGCAGTTTCTGGTGGTAGCGCAGTTGGTATTGCACTGACATATAACAATTCATCCAGAGAACTGGTTGTTTCTGTTGAATTGTCTGGTGATGTTAGAAGAAACTTCCAGGTAACCGATGGTGTTAATAACCTGAATATTTCTTCTCATGATGGATCTCCAGTTTCTGCTGGTATTACTCAGATCACTGGTATTTCCACATATTGGACAACCAACTCTAAGATCGATTCTACTCTAACTGGCGGTAACATTGTTGGTGTTTCCAATCTACCCGAAACTTATAAACTACACTTCCACAGACCATCCATTATTAACTCTTCCTCACATACGTGGGAATATTCTGGATCTGGTGTTGACTATAACGCACTACCACAAAACGGCGGTCAGACTGATACCAGTACTGAACAGGTTGCAGAAGGTGGTGGTCGAGTCTTCTCCTCTGGTACAAACGAACTGGGTGACTTTAAGATTGGTGACTTCATTACTGCGTTCAACAGAACTGGTAACATCATCTTCAACAACACTGTTTCGATTGGTAACTTGGATTCTATCCGACTATCACTCTCTGGTGGTGTTGCGGTTGAAGAATTCTCCACGGACCAAGACCTCGGTGATAATGAAATCGGTGGTCCACTGAACAAGAGAGTTTCTACTCAGTTGGCAGTCAGAGGATTCCTCAACAACAGACTGGGTGGTTTCATCGATAAGAACGTATCTACCAACGCAGTTCCTGGCGCAATTGTCCAGTTGAACAACATTGGTCAGATCAACCCCGATCTAATTCCACCTAAGACAGTTAACTTCTTCAGAGCGAAAGTTGATGATGGAAGAACTCAACTGGTCAACCAGATTCCTGCAGTTAATCTACAAACTGGTGACACGGTTGTTGAACCATCCTTCAGTTATGTTCTTGTTACTGACGTTCTGTCTCAGTATCTGATTCTCGATAACGACACCATCTATGACTTCGACAATGGATTTGAAGTCAAAGGTACAGTTTCTGATGGCGGTGCAATTGGTATTGTTACCGCACCTCCTTCGATCGGTATCAACACTGATACACTTTCCTTCCCAGAAGTTGGATATGGTTCAACAGGTCTTGTACGTGGTGTTGCACTAACACTAACGAATCTAACTGGTGGTACTGAATATCCTACCGCTGGCATCTACACGGGCGTTAGACTTGATACCTCTTCTGGTATTGGTACTGGTATTACTGGTGAAGTTACAGTTGGTGGTTCTGGAACAGTTACTTCTCTTGGCATTAACACTGGTGGTCGTTACTTCGCAGTTGGTGATGTTGTCACACTTTATGACCACTCTGAAGTTGGTGGTGTAGCAGGTGTAGGTACACCATTCACCGCAACGGTTGGAAGTGTTGAAACAAGACTATACCTGAAACTAACCAATAACCAGAAGTTTACTGGTTCTGCGGTACTGACCGACTATATCGCTGACGGAAACGCAGTTGCAATCACAACATCTCAGGTTGGTTCTGCAGTATCCTTCACCTTTACTCCAACTGATATTGCAGTTGGTGGTGATATTGACTTCGCTCAAGATAGAATCCTTTGTGGCGCAGCAACTGCAGCACTATTCGAGAACGGAGACCCACTCTTCTTCACAGTTGATGCTGGAACTCCAATTTCTCCTCTCGCACTTAGTGATACTTACTACGTCAAGAAAGTTGGTGTTGGTACTACCGCAATTGAACTTTATACTAACTACGCTCTAACCACCAAGATCGACCTCGATGCATCTGGTACTGGCACTTCTAACAGACTGACTAGAAGAGCATTCGATGTTGATACAAATCAGATCGTAATTCCTTCACACGGGCTCACACAAGGCGATCCTCTGTTTGTTGATAAAGTTGGATCTGGAAGTTCCCTACCTACAGGTATTGAGACAGGATTCTACTTCGCAGGTTCTGTAACCGTAAACTCCTTCACTCTACACGATTCCAGACAGGATTCCTTGAACTCTATCAACGGACTTCTGTTTGCAACTGAGGCATTCAGCGCAGTAGGTTTCGGAACAGTTTCCATCACGAAACAAAATATCACTTACGAGGCAACAGTTAACACATCATCTTCGGATGCAACTAACTGGTCCTTGAATGCAAGTTCTTCGATTGACGCATCTAACATCATTAGTGGTACAGTTGACCCATCCAGACTTGGTTCTGGTGAGGCAAACACCGATACATTCCTAAGAGGTGATTCTTCCTTCCAGAAGATTGTTACTTCGGTTGGTATTGGCACCACACAACCATTCGACGTAACTTCTACTCTAACCACATTCGCGCCTAACGGAGTTGGAATCAACACCTATCAAGGTAATATTACACTTGGTCTGAATAGAGTTGAGTCTACACTCGATGAGTATTCTACTCTGGGTATTGCTCAATACAAGTTGTCAACGTTTAGCGTCGGCGACGATGGTAGACTTCAAATTAAGAACGCAGCCTCGGGCGGCGATATTGACGCCGCAACCTTCGATGGTAATGGTTCTGCATTCTACCTAGACATCAATAACATTCAGGGTAATATCCCAATCGCTAGAGGTGGTACTGGTCTCCAGGCACTACCATCGAATGGCGCAATCCTGATTGGTAATGGTGTTTCTTATGACCTGACCGCAAATCCTGAGTTCGCGGGCGATGTTACCTTCTCTGGTGGTAACAATGCAATGAAACTCTCCGCGAACTGCGACTTCGTACTAACGAATAGTGGTTCTTGGACTGGAGAGAAAGGATTTAAGCTTCAGGCATACAACAGCAATCTATATGCTCAGTATTCCAATAACTTTATCCTTAGAAACTCTTCTGGTACTAATAGACTTACATTATCAGCCTCGGGCACGCTCACGCTGACGGGCTCGGCTAGCATGACCAGATTGACCCTAACTCAGTCAACTGGAACTGCACCACTAACCATTACGTCCACGACGTTGGTCACTAACCTGAACGCAGATAGAGTTGATAACCTCCACGCATCTTCGTTCCTGAGATCTGACGCGAACGACACCACGACTGGTCAAATCATCTTCACGAAGTCAAATAGCACTTCAACTGGTGGCGGTCAGATTTACCTGAATGGTTCTAATGGCAACAGAATTGATTGGCGTAATCAAGGTGTTGCAAATCCAAGCACTGGTACCAGATCTACTGGTACTAAGATGACTCTTTGGTCTAACGTCGATGCAAACAGCGTTGATTATGCATTTGGTATTGCATCTAGTACACTTTGGTATTCAGTTCCTACCACCGCTCAGGTCCATAGGTGGTTTGGTGGCACTCAACAGATGATGGCCCTCACGAACAATAATCTTGACGTTACTGGTGAAGTTAGAGGTCGTGTACTGAGATCTGATGTTGCTAACGGAACTGCGCCTCTGATTGTTACTTCGCAGACCAAGGTCACGAACCTCAACGCTGACCTACTCGATGGAATGACCACATCTTCCTCTAACCAATCTTCTGCATCGATTGTTAGTAGAGACTCTAGTGGTAATTTCAGAGGTAACGAAATCAAAGCAAACCACTTCGTCCGTGGTTCTCAAATCGGTAACTCTTCTCTATCGATTTCTGAAACTGATGGTAATAATGACTCGCAGGTTGCGCTCAGCCACCCAGGCGGGCAGACATTTGGTATCCTCGCATGGGACGCTGATACTTTCCTGAGTTCTGGAATTTATTATAGTAATGGTAATTGGATCCACCAGAACGTCAACAACAATAACAACATGTTGAGAATGGTACCAGGCACGGGTGTCACCTGGTATTCATCTAACAATGGATCTGGTTCTTGGAACGTTTCTTCTAATAAAACACTCTGGAATTCTGCAGGCATCTGGCAACAACCTCTGAGTAGAACTCTAACCATGAACACCAGTGGTACTGGTATTTCTGGTTCTGCATCATTCAACAACTCTGGTAGTGTAACCTTCACGGTTTCATCTAACGCGACCTCGAGCAACAATGCCAACACGATTGTTTCGAGAAATGGTAGTGGTGATTTCAACGCCAGATATATTACTGCAACTCGTTTCAGAGTTACTGCGGATACCAACACCAGACTAGAAAATGATCAATTGATTATTAGAGGTGGTTCACCAACCGTTATCTTCCGCGATACGAACCACAACTCTGGAATGGTCCATGTCAACTCTAACATCTTCTACGTCCTGCGTGGCAGTAATGACGCGGAGTCTTGGACACAGGTCAACAGCGTCTGGCCTCTGCAGATCAACCTCACCAACAACAATGCAACGTTTGGTGGAACAGTTACTGCATCGTCTGACGTAAGATTCAAGAAGAACATTACCACAATCGAAGGCGCGCTCGATAGAGTTCTGAGAATGCGTGGTGTATTCTTCGAGAGACTTGAAACACCTGGTACTGAGTGTGGTGTTATCGCCCAGGAGGTCCAGGAGGTTCTACCTGAAGTTGTTACCGAAACCGATGGTGGACATCTGTCCGTCGCATACGGAAACATCTCAGGTCTCCTGATTCAAGCGATCAAGGAACAACAGGAACAGATCGAAGAACTCCGTGAGGAGATCAGAAAACTTAAGGGTGAGTGATAACTCACTCTCCGTTTATAAATACCTCTAGGAAACTAGGGGTATTTTTTTTATGGCGCAGCCATCTAGTAGAGCGGAGTTGAAAGAATACTGCCTAAAACAACTAGGTAAGCCAGTTTTAGAAATTAACGTAGATGATGATCAAATTGATAATTTGATGGATGATGCAATTCAGTATTTCCATGAACATCATTTTGATGGTATTGATAGAGTATTTCTGAAACACAAACTAACTCCCGCAACCAAAGATACACTTACCCAAGCAGGAGTCTCTACAACAACCTCCGCAAGCGTTGTAGGGGCGGGATTGAGTACGATTCAATATACTGAAGGTGTCAACTACCTACCCCTGCCAGACACGATTATAGGCGTCAATCAGGTATTGAAGATCGACCAGAATACTATTTCTGCAGGTCTGTTTAATATCAAGTATCAGTTATTTTTGAATGACGTTTATTACTATGGTGCTCTAGATCTATTGAATTATTCAATGGTCAAGAGATATTTGGAAGATCTTGATTTCTTACTGAATCCCAAGACGCAAGTCAGATTTAATAAGGCAAACCATAAATTATACTTGGATGTTGATTGGAACAACGTAGGTCAGAACGAGTATCTGGTCATTGATTGTTTCAGAATCTTGGATGGTGCAGATGCACCAAAACTCTATAATGATTCCTGGTTGAAGAAGTATCTAACCGCATTGATTAAGAAACAATGGGGTATGAACATGATGAAATTCCAAGGTGTTACTCTACCAGGTGGAGTTCAGTTAAATGGAAGACAAATCTATGAAGATGGTGTTCAAGAGATAGAAAAACTAGAGCTCAAACTCAGAACTGATTATGAACTCCCACCAATGGATCTAATAGGTTGATATGTCACCACTCAATTCTTACTTTTTGCAAGGATCTCCTGGGGAACAGAGACTTGTCCAGGATTTGATCAATGAACAACTCAAAATGTATGGGCAAGACGTTCTATACATGCCGAGGAAGATTATTGGCGAAAATACTGTAATTAAAGAGATTACTGCGTCTAAGTTTGACGATAGTTTTCGTATTGAAGCGTATTTGATGAACTTTGAGGGATTCTCTGGTAACGGAGAACTCCTGACTCAGTTTGGTATCAGAAACAATGACGAGGTAAATCTTGTTATCTCAAAGGAGAGATATAACGAGTTTATCTTACCAAAGATGAATCTGATTCCACAATCAGAGAGAAAGTCAATAAGTAGACCCGCTGAAGGTGATCTAATCTATTTCCCTCTCGATGAATCATTATTTGAAATCAAATATGTAGAAGGTAAGAAACCTTTTTATCAACTACAGGAACTTTATGTTTATGAACTCAGATGTGAGAGATTTGAGTTTGAAGATGAGGTTATTGATATTCAGAATCAGGGAGATCTTGGTGAGGAGATCAACGAGTCTGTTAAGGACTTTGGAAATATCTACACTCTGAATATGGTTGGAACTGCAACAACAATTGCAGAAGCAACTGTCGGATTGAGAACTTCCGATTATACATCCAAGTCTGTTCAGTATATTGATCTAGTCAATGATGGTCATGGATATAAGTTTGCACCAAATGTTGCAATTTCTACCGCAGGACCTAATGGTGTAACTGCAACGGCAGTTGCAATCATGACAAGTAGAAATCAGAATAATACTGATCTTTCTATTGATAGAATTCTAATTACTGAACCTGGTTACGGATATACCACTCCACCAAAAGTTACCATCAGTGGTGGTCAAGGTCAAGGTGGTATTGCAACCGCAGTTATCCGTACTGGAGTCCTTGGTCTGGTTTCTATCTCAACTGGTGGAGTCGGATATACAACAGTTCCACAAGTTATCTTCAGTGGAGTTGCGAGAACTGATAACGCAGTTGCAGAGGCAACAGTCAACATCAATGGTCAGATTTCTGATGTCAGATATTCCAATGCAGGCGCTGGATACACTTCTGGTAGTGTAGTTGGTGCGGGTCAGACCATACTTCCTACAATCACATTCACAGATCCATCCAATCCACAATCGTTTGGTGATTATAAGTATGGAATGTTGGTAACTGGTTCTGAGACAGGAACTGAAGCATATGTGAAAGACTGGAATGCATACACCAGAGTTCTTAAACTTTCTTCCGTTGGAGGAAACTTTGCACTGGGTGAAGCAATCACTGGTGCAGGTGTAAGTTACAGACTTGCAAGTATTCAGGACAATGATTTTGCAGATGAATTTGCAGATAACATTGATATTGAGTCTGAAGCAGATGCAATTTTAGACTTCAGTGAAAGAAACCCATTTGGTGAGTACTAAATAATTGATATAACCTTGGAATCTGATAATGTTAGGAACTTATTATTACCACGAAATTTTGAGGAAAACCATTGTATCCTTTGGTACCCTCTTTAATGACATTGAGATCAAACACAGAAACAATGCAGGTGGGGACTTTAGTATCATCAAAGTTCCCATTGCATATGGACCTGTCCAAAAGTTTCTAGCAAGAATCGAACAATCTCCTAATATAAGAAAGGAAGTTGCGATTACTTTGCCTAGAATGTCATTTGAGATGACTGGATTATCTTATGATCCTTCTAGAAAGTCTTCGACGATGCAGACTTTCAAAGCGATCGATAAAACTTCCAAGAATGCGACAAAGGTATTGATGCCTGTCCCATACAACATGAGTATGAGACTTTCTGTTCTAACGAAACTCAACGAAGATGCGTTGCAAATTATTGAACAGATTCTTCCAATATTCCAACCACACTTTAATCTAACTGTTGATCTTGTTTCTACGATTGGAGAAA